CATCTACATTTGCCTTAACAGAGTTAGTATTTGTAACACCTGCACTTAACTGAGTTTGTATAGAGCTAGTAGCATCAACATAACCTAATTCTGTTGATGTTACAGATGATAAAACAGCTACTTTACCACTACCACTAGATACAAGGGCTCTAGAGGCTGTTAAATCAGAAGTTGTAATACTTGAAACAGCTCCGGCTATATTAGCAACTCTTCTAGCTTCTATACCTAGTGCCTCAGTAACAACAGCTGCAGCGTTAGTCACTCCAGCATCTAATTGAGTTTGTATTGCGCTAGTAACGCCATCTACGTAACCAAGTTCTGTACTAGTAACATCTGAAACAGCTACTTTACCACTACCATCAGATACTACAGCTCTTGAAGCTGTTAAATCTGCTGTTGTAATAGTAGATAAAGCTCCAGCAATATTAGCTACCCTTCTAGTCTCTATACTTGTAGCATTAGCCGAAATTGTATTAACATTATTAGTAGTAGCATTAATAAGTCCAGTTAGAGACGTAAAAGTTGCAAAATCATTTGCTTTAGCCGCGTTAAATACTGCAGTATTAGCAGATATTATATTAGCTTCTGCTGCTACTACATTAGCATGAACAGTATTAATATTACTTTGTAATAAATTTACATTCGTAGTTAAACTTGCAGTATTTGCACTAGCAGCTAAATGTTTAGCTTCAATAGATTTTATACCATATAGTCTGGTTACTATAGAACCATTAGCCATTTTTTCTGCAGAAACTGCATTAGACTCTAAGACTGTAGATGTTACACGCGTAAGCGCCATAGTTGCTCCTTAACTACTCGTCGTCTAATTGATCAAAAAACTCAGCTAAAAAGTCTTTTTGTCCTAAAGTAGTATTATTAAATTTTTCTTCTATTTGAGAAGATATAGTTTTTTTAGAGGATATATCAGTTGTTTCCGTATTATCATCAGATAGTTCTTCAAAAAACTCAGCTAAAAAGTCTTTTTGTTCTAAAGGTTCTGAATCACCTTCTTCAAAAAATTCTTTTATAAAATCTTCTACCTGTTCATCAATTGTTGGTGGTTTTAATATTTCATCATAGTATTTATCTACACATATTTTTATAGCAAGCTTTTTAATATAGTCAATAGTATCATTGTCTAGCTCTTCACTTTTATCAAGCCATTGACGCTCACTTACGGTATTAGAACCACGCTGTTCATAATAAATACCTATGATAGTACCCTCTACTAACTTTTCTATATGTGGTTCTCTTTCTATTAATTTAGCAAAAGGAAAAGCTCTACTAACTAAATCATTGCTTTTATCTTCTTCTATAAGTCTATATTCAAAAAATACAGTTTTTTGAAACATCTCATCTATATGAACTTTTATATATTCCATTATTTCCCTCTTATGTTTTTATTATATAACGTGCAACAGCATGCGGAATTACAGCTGTATGAGTGTGACCACCAGCGGTAACACCTGATACTACAGCGGCTGTACTACTATCTTTAGCACTAGTAGCAACAGAAGTTGTAGCAAGACTTAGTGATGCGGAGCCAGAAGCAGTAGTAATAGTTCCTCCAGAAGCAAAAGATCCCGCACCTGCCCCCATAGAAAATGTAGAAGATTCACCTATTAGAACTTTACTTTCAAAGTTAGGAACAAGAAAAGTAGATGAACCATCTCCTGCACCATATGTAGTGCCTATAGCAGCAAATAAAGCTGCATAAGTAGTTCTATTTACAGCTTGTCCATTGCATTCTAACCAACCAGCAGACACTGTACCACCAGTTGCTACTATAGTACCTGCAGGTAATAAAGGTACAGGTGCTGTGCCAGATCCTGTTATAGCAGAAGATAGTACAACATTTGCTGCTATAGGTGCGTAAGTGCCATCTTGTTGCACAATGTTTAGACCATTTTTAGTAGATGCAACACTTGGTTGATGTGCTAAAGATACATTAGCACTAGAACTACCAAAATTAAATAATATAGCAGTGTTATCACTAGCACCTATACTAGATATCTTAAGAGCTGCATGACCTACACCATCAGCTGCTGGAAACCATTTTTTACCTCCACCAGCAGTACTTGCAGTTATTGTAAGATTATTAGTAGATACACCACTTGTAGTCAGATTAACTCTATCAGAGGTAACACCATTAATAGCAATCATAGTATTTACAACAGATCCATTAGTAGGAGGTATACCTACATCAATAAAATCAGCAGCAGTTCTGTTATTAGCTGTTACAAGATATAATCTAGCATTAGCTGCGGCAGCACCTGCAGTAACAGTGGTTGCTAACTCTCCTATTTCATAAGAAGGAGCATTAGCCATCATTACTGTAATACCATTCTCATTGCGGTGACCTATACCACTTCTAGTAAAGTTACCACCAATTGGAGAAGATTTTTTATTACTAGAATCAGACACAAACAAAGCATTAACATTAGAATTAGCAAAATGCATTATAGTACCATCGGGCACACTAATACCTTCACCAGATGCACTAATATTTACAGTAGCAGGAGGACTTGAGCTTCTAAAGTTAGTTAGTAATGAGCGTAAAGAGTTATTAAACTGAGTACGAGAAGCATTCAGTGAAGTACCTGCTGTAGGTTCTATATATGTATTTGAATCTTGTAATGCCATTTAAACTCCTGTTGCTGTCATCATTACAGACATACCTGCAGAGGTAGAACCTGCGCTTCCATCACTACTTTTAAATACTTGATAACTAATTGCTTGATTTGAGGCAGCTGTAGTTACTACTATATGTGGCTTATTTGAATCCTCATCTAGCATTGCGTAACTTACCACAGGCCTAGTTAAAAAACCTGCACTAGTAATATCAATAGTTTTAGTAGTAGCGTTATATGCAGTAGTATCTGTAAAAGTAACTGTATCCTTTTCTATAGTATACCTAAATTTATCAATTGTAAAGTCAAATTCTTCGGGCTGATCATTTTTTAATATAAATTTTAATTGGAACTGTCTAAACGTTCTACTACCAGCTTGGTAAGTTTGAAATCCATCATTAACTGTACCACCTACAAATTGAGTAGTAATTACGTTACCATTTGCATGAAATAATTGAGCATCAGCAGCAGTAGTAGTTCTAATTTGTGTCTGTGCTGTAATAGCTCCTAATGTACCTGCAAAAGTATCACCAGAACCTGTATCATTATATTGTTTTAAATTTACTAATTTATAATTAGAAGCTATACTTGTTATATTAGCTAAAGCATTTCCACCCGTAGCATCCCCATTTGCATGGTAACTAGCACCTAATCTAATTTCATCAGCATCTATAAGTCCTGCTATTAGTGCATACGAGTTTGAATTTGAATAATCACCTTCGTCTACTACACCAGAAGAAGTATACGTACCAAAACCACTAGAGTTAAGAGCTGAGGTTCTACCTGTATCAGTATATAGTTGTATAGTAGTTGTAGAAGGAGCGTTTACATAAAGTTCTCTGTCATTTATCTCTGTCATACCATTTACATCATGAATAATAACTCTATCACCATTAGCTATACCATGAACACCATCAGTAGTTATAACTGCGGGACTAGCTTTTGTAATTCCTGTAATAGCTATGACATTACCAGTATATTGTCCATCATTCCATATAGCAAACACATTACCATCAACACCACCTGACATAAAAGTCTGATTATTTGCATCAAATCTTGGATTAGTTACCGCAGTATTACTAAATCCTAGTACATGACCAATTCCTCCAAATTGAACTTCTTTTAGTACACCACTAGTACCTGACACTTCTGTAACACCTGATATATACGTTTCTTTAGTATCTGTCCAATTAGTTTGTACAGACTGAGTAGCTTCGATATCTACAAATATAGAACCTGTTACAGTTGATCCAAAATCTCTAATTTGTGTTATATACTCAGCAGTGCCAGCAGCTAATAGATCAGTAGCAGCACCAGTAGCTGACCAACCACTAGAAGTACCATTAGCGTTATCTGTAGTACTAGAATCAAATGGTGAATCAGACTTATTAAAAGCTAAACCACCTGTATTAGAATCAGCAAAAGAAGGAAAATTATCTTCTCCTGCATTTGTATTAGTTATAGAAGTAAAATTAACAGAAGGACTATCTTCATTAAATGCAGCAACTACAGTACTTCTAATAGGTCTAGAGGTAATAAGAGTAATTGCAACTACATCATCACTAAAATTACCGCTAGTATCCCTAGTTCTTGCAAAATAAGTAAATTCGCCAAAAGTATCTATAGGTATAGATTTACGAGCAGTACCTGCAGATACTGTTACTAGGTCATCTGCTAAAACAAAATTTTCTATACTATTTGTTAATGTTCCTGGTAGTCTTTTTATAACTACCTCTTTAAGATCAATATCTGATAATTCTCCATCTGCTCCTCGAGCATAAGACCACAATAAAGTAATTTGATCAGTCTGTTGACCGCCAGTAAAATTAAATATATTTGAGGGTTTATCTGTTTTACCAATAATAGATTTACTTATAGTAGCAGTTATTCCTCTTATATCTTTATTTAAAGGTACAATTCTAAATAGGACATTTCTAGCATCACTAGTTGGTCCTCTATTTATACCATTAACAGTAAATCTAATTTTACCATCACTGTCAACTCCGGTGGCAGGAACTTTTACAGTATTAAAAGATGTTAAATCAGTGCCTCCGTCATTAGTACCCACATCCTCAACAGCATCTAATTTATAAGATATTTCATAATCTGTTACACTCTGTTGTTGTATATGATCAAATTGTAGAGTAACACGAACAGCAACTCCTCCAGTTTGTTCACGATATAACGATTCAATAATACTAGCATTTTCTACCTTTTGTATAGGAAGAGGAGAATTACCTAGTTTAACAGATTTTGTATTAAATGCGCTAGTCCTACCTCCCCTACTTCTATTTCTAGCTCTAACAGATGTTGTACCAATTGTTAATTCGGGTGTATGTCCATCCTTGGTTAGAAATATTTGCTCAAATTCAGAACCAGTTTCTAAACTATACACGCGATTATTAGCTAAATGAAATTTACCAGTATATTGTCCTGTATCATATTCAAAAGTAGCTATCCCTCCAGAAATATTGCTAATAGTACCTACAGGATTAATAGAAATATTAGTAAAAGTAAAGCCACTTAAATTATTAGAAGGTGTAGTAGCTGTTTGTATTTTATATATGTAATTAGCAGTTAATGCAGCATTATATTTAGCAGAAGCAACATCATAACTAGTATTTGATATAGAAAAAACACTATCAAAAGATGACTGAACATTGTCTCCTATCTCAAATATTGGGACATTATAGTAATCTACCTCTGCTCTAAAAGCTGTTTCTGCAGCAGTACTATTGTATACTATATTTGCATTCATTTGTACATTATCGTTATTCAAGGTAAACTGACCTGCAGTTCGCTCTGTACCATCTATAAATAAACGAACAAAAGCTTTATCTCTAGGTCTTACCGGTAAATCAATAGTAGTAGAATCATCACCATTTATTTCTCCTGATTTTACAAATGTAGATTCAGATCCAGATACATAAAAACTATTATTAGAATAATGTCTAGAATCTAAAAGTTGATTTAATTTAATATAGAATGGAGGCTCGGGTATCTTGGTAACTAAAGTTACATCATCAGTTCTTTTATTTTCTATTTTTACTTTATCAGATGCTAAAGTAAATCCAGTTATAGGTTGACTAACAGCAGTAATAGTACCTGCATGTCCTATAAAATTTAATAAACCCTGTTCTTGATCTTTTTCCTTTATAGGAATGATAATATTATCTGTACCTTTTAATCCTGCAAATACACCACTATCATTAGCTTCTAGTATATTACATTGAAAATTTTCATCAAATACTTGACCAAAACCCTGTATAGTTAACTCTACATTACCATCTACAGTACCTGATGCAGTATCTACAATACTAACGTCTGTACATAATAATTTTATCTCACCTACAATACTTGAAAAACCATTTTTACCTGCTATAGTTACAGAACCAGTTTCTAGTAGGACATTAGCATCAGATACCTGAATAGTCTGACCACTAATTCCAGATAAATTTGCATTAGCTACTAGAGACTCTGCAGATGGTTTAGACATTTCATATTCAGTAATATAAGTTATACCGAATCCGTCTCGTTCAGTAGACGTTTCTAGTACACCAGTTAGAACTATTGATCCATCAGTATGCTGTCTAGGACTAGCAAAAAAATTAAAATTAGGCACAGGAGGAACAGTTAAAGCAGATTGTATATCAGTATAGGCAGTAGGTTTATAATCAATAAAAGTATCTGAATCTACATATACATTAGATATATATTCTACAGCTGATAGATTAACTTCATTAGTATCCATTTCACGTTCTATTTGAGTTACTTTAAAAAGTTTATCAGTTTTAGAGCTATAAATATTTGTATCTTCTTTTACAAGTTCTCCAAATGTCCATAAATCTCCTTTTTTAGGAACATTATTAGCAGTAAAAGCAGTATAGTTATCCCAAGAACTGGTTATAGGATTAAATCTTTTAATAGGATTAACAGTAGCCCTATCACTTCCCGAAGTAACATTATCTGTAGTAGAAAGAGCAAAAGCACTATTTGAAACTATGTATAAATCAATTCTATCACTAGTTGCTTTAATAACTCTTAAAGCTAAAGGACCAGTATTTGAAGTTCCAAAATTACTTGCACTAAGAGACGGAACAGTATAATGTTCTAAAAATACATTAGTATTAGATGAAGTAACTGCAGAATCTTTTTCTATTTTTCCACCAAAACCATAAGCTATACCACTTGCCTGAAAAGCTACGGATATCACATCTCCAGGAGCTAGCTGTAAAGCATCTACACTAGTAGTAAAAGTAGTAGTTCTCTTTAAGTATCTAGAAGAAGCTATTTGATACTGTGCAAATCTTAACGCCTGACTTCGTCTAGTAACTCCGGCTAAATCTAGAGATTGGATATTCTCTATTTCAGTTTTTCTAATTCCATCATTACTACCTAGCTGGTCAATTCGAACTGTTTCTCTTTTAAAATGATTTGTAGGATCAATATAACTAACATCTACGCCAGTTAATACTTCACTTTCCTTATTGCCTCCTATTATAAAAGTATTCTCTTTTATATTAGTTTCATTAAATACCGCAACAGGAGTCTCTTCAGGCAAATCACAAGCTAGTGTTACTTTACCATGAGCGTAAATTATAGCACCTCTAAAACTTGCAGCTAAACTATTTAAAATATCAAAAGATTGAGTCTGATCAGCAATAGTTATATCTAAGATAAATCTTCTTTCTTTAATTTTAGTACCTTGAAGTAGTCCAAGTTGGTTTTCTCTAATACTTGTAAATGTGTTTCTAGGTTTACTTCTAAAAGTCCCATCAGATAATCCATCTACTCCTACGAAATTACCTGTAGTAAAATCACAAGCATCACAAAATTGTGCAATTTGGTAGAATCTATATTTATCTATATTTTCTTCTGGTATGCTCAAACCATATGTTTTATTAGTTAATATATCATATATAATCCATACGGGATTTTGAGACCACGAATATACAAAAGTTCCATCCCAAGTGCCTCTATAAATATTTATAGTAGCACTTGTTTGTACATTAGTACCTGACTGTTGTAAGTAATAACCAGCAGTAGCAGGACTATTAGCTCCCGTAGAAGGAACTTCTATATGACGCCAATCAATTTCTCCTGTTACTAGAGTAGGTTGATTATAATTAGAAGGTACTTTATGTACTAATCCTTTAACTAAAGAAGTAAAAGTTGGTATACCATTGTGCTCGTCACCAGCTCTTAAGGCATAGCCTATATGAGCAGTTCTAGGATAAGCTTGTGGAGAATTTTCTATCTCATTCCATCCTACTAACTGTATATCATCATTTGTACCAGAACTAGTAGAATCTCCAGAGGTTTTTGATACACTAAATCTATATCCATCCGTACTTTTAGATGCTTCAGGTATTTGAATTTTTACTGTAAATTTAAAAGAAGTATTTGTTTTACCATTTATAGTTCTAGAAACACTAGCAATTTGAGTCGTTCCAGTTCTATTAAATACTGTTATAGCTACTGAAATACTGTGTCGTAATAAATCCCCTTCATCAGTAATTGTTTGAAGAGATGTTATCAAAAATTGAAATTCTAAAGCATCCCAGTCTTTAGCAGAAGTTTCTTGTAGAGTAACACCAGTTGCAGGTATTCCACTACTTCCGTGTCTTAAAATAACAGAAGATGCAAAATTTTGAGGAGTAGTAATTGTTTCTCCAAATGTATCTAATCTACCCTGAACCGTTGTACCAGTAGTGGATAATGTTTTAAATTTTTGTGTATTTTCAAGACCATCACCATCTAGATTAATAAGATCATCAATTGAACTATCTGTTAATTGTATATCTTGAGGACCATTAGGATTAATTCTATATACAGGCCCCTCTCCTAGTCCTATGACTACAAAGAGAATGTCAGTTGAAAATAAACTTTGAGGATCTTCTGTTGGCTCATAAGGTTGACCGCCTCCTCCTTTACCGCCTTTTGCACCTTGTATCTGAGGAACTAGCGTATTAGAATGATTAATAAAATTTCTATGTGCCATCAAATTGCGCTCCTACACTGATTGTGTCACTACTTCCATGAGATATAGAACTTATATACCCACTTAAAAACTGACCACCAAGTAGAACTATTAGTTAAACTACCAAACATACCAGCATCTCTTGTTGTAGCATCAGTTTGTTTACTAGCTCTTTGTGCAGGAGATTTAGTCATTAGAGCTGTAATGCCTGACATAGCCAAATTAAGTCCAATAGTTTTCATAACGCTTAATCCTGTACTTGCACCTGCACCTACATTTACTGCGCCCAATTGGGGTATAGCATTTAAAGGAGCACCAGCACCTATACCCAAACTTGAGCCTACGGTACCTAAATAACTCATAATATAAGGAGCTGCAACAATAAGCGCCATAAAAAGAAGTGCATTTCTAAAACGTTTACCACCCCCGCCTGATATATTAGGAACTAAATGAATTGTCTCTCCCTCTTTAAACTTTTTAACTTCTAACATATCATCCGAAATTTGATTTAATTTACTATCTAGTATAGAGATTCCTTCTTCTGAAACACCAGAATGTACTTGAATCATATATTTAGAAAATTTAGGATGTAATGCTTTAAGATAGAATAAAACATCACTAGCTGTATACGCTTCTAGCGTATATGACTTTTCTGTAAAAAATTTACTATAAGCTGAGTGTATTTTAAGATTAATTAACAAGATGTTCTTCCTTAAACTCATCAAATATGAGTGCGTCTACGTTATGATCTAACCAATATATATAAAATTTATTGTTAAATCCTACTAAAAATTTATACTCTTGAAAAGCTGCACTTACTTTATCTTCTTTACTTGGTATGGGATTTTCATCTCCTGGATGGGAGTGAAAAATACCCCATATGTTGCCATCATTCCTAACTAAGTCTGCAGGATCTAATATAAAAGTTTGTTTAGGATAAGTGGATATATTAGTACAAGGTACATAAGTAAAGTCATTAGTAACAATACCAACACACTCTTTAGGATAGTCTCTCATAGCGTGTGCATTCATATCTTCTTTTAACTTTACAAATCTTTCCATCTATATATCCCTGTAGTATATTGTTTGTAATAGTTTCCATAAGGAGCTATCCAGCTTGTATGCTTAATCATGGTTTGTAACATTTTATTTTTATCAACATATAAAGCACAGTGATTAGTTACATTTGTAGCACCTAAACTCATAGTTATAATGTCATAAAGTTTAGGTTCTTTAACTTTTCTCCAACCATAAGTATCAGTAGCAGCACCTCCTATTTCAAAATAACGCTCATGTGTCTTACTGTACCAATCTTCGTCTACTATCTTACAAAAGTGATCACTAGTGTAAGGAATATCTATACCTAACTCATTTAAGTACACTAATTTACAGAGATTAAAACAATCAATCCCTGTTTCTGCGTTATTACCTAAATGTACATATGGAAAATCTTTATATTTATTATACCAAGCTGTCATGTCTATATATCGAATGTATATTCTCTATCCAATAATCTGATAAAGTTTCTACACGCGAAAGCCCCCCTTCTTCGATGTGTAACATTTTAGATGCCATTAAGTACATTCCAAAATGTATTATTAAATTTGTTTTTTCTGACTTAAATGCTATTACATCATAATCTTTAGCATTTGTCAAACTTACTTTTTTAGCACATTGAGCTGCCCATTTATCTATACTTACTGTAGTAAATTCTTTAATCCAATGCCTAGAAAGAGGGTAATTAGGCAAAGAAAATTGTAAATTCAACTCAGTATGATAAAAATTTTTAATTAGTGTAATACAGTTTATTTCGTCATAAGAATGAGGTATACCTATATAGTTTCGTACCATGATGTAAATTCCGGAAAAGTTTTAGTAAATGACTCATTACGTAATAAGTCTAATCTTTCTTGTTCTTTTTTAAATGTAGGCAGTAAATAAGAATCATCTGTACTAACCATAAAAGATAACCAACTTTTAATCTGTTCTATATCGTGCCTAGTTAATAATTTTTTATAATCATTAGTAAACTTTTTATATAATTTTATTATATCTTGTTTTGTTTCTTTAGGCAGACAAGTAACCTTTTGTTCAGATGGTTGAATTAGTGTTGTTCCATAAAAATTAAAATTATTACGTTTACACCATAGTATTAAGTCAGGCATTGATGTTATACTATATATACTTATTACAGAGCTTATCGTAGTTATATTGTCTTTAAACATAATAGCATGTTTTTCAAATTTAGACCAGGATAATCCCTTTCTAGAATACTCTACGCGACTTCCGTATCCGTCTACACTAGGCCATAAAGATACTTTTTTAAAGTGAGCCCATAGTTCGGGAAGATTATATTTTTTAAATTTATGATAACTTAAATTTGTATTATAGCTTAGGTGTATATTTTTAGCATAACCAGATTCTATAAGTAATGTAAGCATCTTATAATGACCTTCTTGTATAAAAGGTTCACCTCCTGCAAAATATACTTCTTCTAGATCAGGAATAAATTGTGGAACGTCTGCCCAAAAATCTTTATTATCAGTATAGTAGTCCATAGTTTTAGACCAGCCCGTTTCTAGGGTGTCTTTATACCAACTAGTAGAGGCATCAGGACCACACATTCTACATTTAAAGTTACACAAATTACCAAATCTAATATCTAAATATGTAGGTTTATTATCTAAACTTCCATCTTCATTAGTCTGAGATTGTAGATATCCATCTTTAGAAAATCGTTTATTTACTTGTAATCTGTTACTATCACTACCTTGTTTTTCTTTATCATAACATGCTCTTATACATTCACTAGGTATTTTATTATTTAAAAAATCTAAACGTGTTTTTTTATATTTCTCACTATTCCATATATCACCTAAGGCTTGATCATAGGTTCCTACTATAGTAGTATCTGTTTGGAATTGTGCATGACAGCATAAATAAAAATTACCAGTTAATCCCCCAAAAATATGCATCCAAGGAAGTATGCAACCTTTAATTTTATTGTTTGGGTATTGTTCGTCCTGTTGCAGGGAAACCTCCAAAATGTATTGAGTTATTTCTGATAGTACATGCTAATATATTTTTACCACATATATCACCTTCAGGACCCGAAGCAGTTGTATTATCTGCTGCAATAGGATTAGTATTAGCTGTAAGAGTAGTGCCAGGTATAGTACCCCCTGCTGGCCCAGGATACTGACACTCTTCACCTTTGTACTGCCATTGACATGTATTTTTATAGTATTTACGTCTTGGAGTTACTTGTTTAAAATATTGCAACCACGTAACTAAATTAAAATCGGCAGTTGTTGTATCTAGAGATTCTAGTTGATCAACTTTAAAGTTATCTTCTATATAGGATTCAGTATCTGCATCTGCATTTATAATAAAAATATCATCTCCTACAGTAGTATTAGATTCTAACTCGTTAGTTAAGAATAAAAATCTATTTTCTTGTATGCTTTGTATTGTCGCAGTGGTAGAGCCTCTAGAAGAGCGTACACTGTCACCAACTCTATAAGGCATAGCATTATAAACTTCAATTACATTTGCTGTAAAATATTTAATAGAACTGTGTTCAGGCCAGACATCTAAAAAGTTTGAAAAAGTAGTTTTAATATTTACCACACCCCCTACTAAATCTCTAGAATCATTTTTTAATGATCGCCAAGTTCCTTTAACAGACTCTGTTTGCTCTTTTGTAAAAGAAGCATTGGATTTTCCATATAGGCTAACAACATCTGCACTATAAGCAAGTCCATTTCCTCTTGCTCTTGTTAAAGTGTCAAAAGCTATTTCACCAACATTGCCCACTTGGGCTGGTGTAAAATTAATAGTTCTGGGATCAATACCATGACAAGGCACACCATTAACATTAGCAACACAAGCATTAGACGTATTATTACCTACAATGTAAGGATCTTCTACTAAAGTAGATATGATATTGTCAACATTAAATACAGTTAGTGTAAGTTCATTAATTTGTCCATCAGTAGCCTGGCTAATACTAGTTAAATTTACAGGAAAAGGTATATAAGATTCTCCATTATAAGTTACGTTATATTGTAAGTCAGATACTAAATCTCCTGCAACATCAGCAAATTTTAAAGGAAAATTAGTAGGCCATGATAGTCCTTCTCCATCTCCAGAAGGATTTCCTTCTGGAGTTGTAGGAAACCACTCACCTGGATAGTATATTTCATATAGCCTTACTATTGGATTTTGAGTAAAAGCATTTTTTTCTGCTATAAAAGGACTAGGAGCTTGAGAAGCTATAGTAGTAGTAGCTGTGGTTGTTTCACTTGCTCTTACATTAGATTGAAAAGGTACTGTAAGAGTATTTAATACACCATTTGCAGTACCACTTATAACTACACTATTAGAAGTAATAGTCTCACTATCATGAAACTCTTGTTTTACATTATTTAGTTTAACTTTTAGTTGTTTAGCTGTAATATTAACATTAGCAATAAACCCCACCGTAGCACTTGTAACACCTACAATAGCATTACCTGAGACAAAATCTGTAGCATCTGCTACAGTTAGTATTATGTCGTAATTTCTAGCAGTCATTAGTCAAATGTCTCTTTCAATTTAAAACCCACAGTATAAAAGTTTTCAGTTAAAGAAGAACCTGAAGACAAGATTTGAGTTGTACTTAAAGGCCCATCAAATCTTGTAGTTATTGTACCACTTTCATTTAAATGTGCCAAGTCAAAACTGAAAGACTCAAAATCTCCGCTTCTAGCATTATAAAAATTTTCAATTGCAGTTTTTTCTACTCCTGTTATATTGGTATATTGTAAATCATAGTTTCGTGTAGGTCTTCTAGATTTTAATCTTCTTTTTTCATATCCAGCATGGGAAGTAAACGTTTCTACTGCAAAAGTTTTATCAGTAGTAAATCCTTTATCAGGTTTTCTATCTGCCATAGAATTAAATCTATCACTAACACTAACAGAAGAATCAAATACTCTAACAGATAAAGTATCTATAGGATCTATAGCCCCTAAAGGTGCTCCTCCAATTACTGTAGCGGTAGTGGTAAGTGCATTTATGGTAGATGTTCTATATCTACCACCGTCAGACATGCGTATATATTCAATTTTACCTTTATAACGTTCTTGACTTGCTGCGGAACCACCAGATACATCATCATTTGCTCCAATAGTTAGCGCTCCAGAAGTAAAGGGAGATACACTAGGATTATAGTTTACATGTTTTACTAATTGATTTTGTACATACAAACGTAAATTAGCAGTAGTCTTATCATACGACACAGCAACACTATATGTAGTACCACCATTACAATTACCTCCATATATTTCTGTTAAGGATCCTCCCTGATTTACTACAAATCCTACATTAGCATTTGATCCTACAGTTCTTAGTGCATAATAGTTAGATGCATCTTGAAAACGGGCTAATACAGTCTGATTAGCACTCATACTAGCACCTGCATCAGGGGTTATAATAGTATCAAAAGTAAATGATTTTTCTTCTCCCACACTAAAAGCATTGCTAGATGGTACATTAATAAATTTAGTGGCATCTAGAACAATATTAGAACTACTAAAACTAGCAGAGCCACTATTAATTGTAACAGTATGAGCTTTAGGACTAATATCAGTTAAATTACCTGCAAAATTAGTTAATAAGTTAACTGCTGCATTATCACCTATATCAATACCCTGAAAACCTAAAGTAACAGAAGGATAGGTATAAGCGCTAGGCTGTTGAAAGACACCAGAAGCATATACTATAAAATCACTAGTACTAGTAACATTAACAATAGCGGGAAAAGAAAAAGCTTCCGTAACACCATTAATAATATAGGTATTACCATTAACTACTGTAGGGGCTGTGTTACTAAAATCTACGGCATCTACATCTGGAAAAGTTCTAGTTAAACGATATCTTTCAGGAAGGGATATTGTTTTTACAACTAGTTCAGTAGCATTAGGAGCCACAGCAAAAGTTATTGTTTGACCTGCATTAGATAAAGAGTAAGTAGAAGTAGATTGTAAAATACCATCATCAAAAGCTGTAACTTCTCCTTTACTAGTAACAGTACTAGGTAAGTTAAAAGCTACTCTGGTTAATCCAGTATTATTAAAACTAGCAGTGGCTACAACAGAAAAAGCTGTTATAGGTGCTATTGCATCATCAGGGTATGTAGCTATAGTCATATGTTATTTCCTCATCCACTTCTCATGGCTTTTCTAATAGGACCATTTGAGTTTAGATCTCTCATTACAACATCAATTACAATCTTATCAGTATCAATTTTAGGTGGTCCTTGTTGTGCTGCTTCTTTAGGTGCGCCATTGTTAACAATATTAAATTGTACGTTACCCATACCACCAGCACCAGTAGCATTCATTTGACCTAATCTACTTTGTCCAATAGACTTAGCAGCTGATTTACGAATTACAAATTCTCCAGGTTCCAACATAGCAGGCACACGGTCACGGAGTGAGTTAACTTGTCCACCTTCAGCCATGTGACGAACAGTACCACCACTTGCTAGCATAAAACCAGCAAATGATTTTATAAGAGTATCAGATACTGCAGTAGTCATAGGATCAATAACAGTTTTTTGAAGTATTTGTTTTTGTATATCAAACAACATCTGAGTAAATAGCTCACCAATACCTTCTATGAGTGGCTTGCCTTCTTGTAAATTGGTTAGAAACTTCATCATAGCATTACCTAAAGTGTCAGATATAGTAAAAGCCATACTTTTGCCTAGCTCGACCATGCGTTTTTTCTGGCTTAGATCATATTCAGCAGCGTCTCTAGCTAATCTATATGCTTCTTTAGCTACTTCTGCTTCAACACCTAGTGCACCCATTTTTTCATCAAAAGCTTGTTTTACCGCTTGATCTTCAAGGTCTAAGTTCTCTAATTTCATAGCAATCATTTCGGCTTGTTTTTGTGCTTCCTGCTCTAAAAACGTAGTTTCTTGATCTTCCATGGATTTTTTTAATGCATCAAGATCTTTAAGCTGATCAAGCTGATCCTGTAGTTTTTCTTCCCTAGCTAATCTTCCATCCTCATCTCTACTTGCTATAGCCTTTGCAGTTGCTGTTTTATCAACCCCTGTTTGTATAGCTATACCTCTTTGTTGATTAAAGAATCCTTCTCTGCCTAACATTTTATCAATAAATTTTAAAGCATCTTTAGTAGGATCTATTTTACTACCTTCAACAGGCTTATAAGTAATATCTAGTGCTTTAGCTAATCCTTCAGTTATCTCAGCATATCTTGTTAAAAATTTGTCATCAGCTTCTATTCTAAATTTTAGTAATTCAAATTCTTTTATTTGTTGGTCAATTGCAAATAGTTTAGATTCTCTCTCATTGTTTGCTTGTGCTATTGCAATATCTCTTCTTGAAGTAATAGCCTGTTTTTCTTGTTGTACTTTAAAAATTTCAAGAGCTTTTCTTGCCATAACCTGTTGTCTTTCAGCTCTTATAATTTCTAAATTATCTGCTCTACGCAATCGTCTAAGATTTTCAGCATCTGCTTGATTTTGTTGCTCTATCAGCAGAGCATCTCTGCGTTCTTGTATCTCCTCTTTTGCCTGCGCAAACTCTTCTGCTGCCACGGCGGCTCTACCTCCTATAGAGGCTAACTCTGCATCTCTTTCAGCTTTCATTACTGCTATTCTACCATCTAATATTTCTTGTGTAGTAGATAGTGATCTTTCTTCAATGATAGTAGCAGCTTCTTCAGCTCTCATTACCATAAGAGATCCTGCACCCGATGCTGCATCTGCTTTAGCTTGCACAGCACCCATACGCATACCTCTTTCAATAGAAGCAGCCTCATTTTCAAGAGCTACTCGTTGTTCTGCTAATTTTACACGACGTTGTTCTCTGCTTATTATGGCGTCAAGAGCAGTTTGAGTTTGCTTCATACGATCAATGCCTAAATCACCACCTTCAAATCCTAACAAAGGACGTTTTTGTCCTCGTTGTGTCTGATCTCGATCTTTAGAGTCAAATCTATTAACAGGTCTACGAAATGTTTCACCCATTATAGTATTATCTTGTCCAGAAGATAGTGAAAGCTCAAATCTAGCAGTTCTTTCACGAATTGATGCTTGTCGTACAGCTTCTTTATTTTGCATGTTCATTATGTTAAGTTGAGCTCGTAATACTCTCACTCTTTCTTCTTCTTGGGTAAGTCGTTCGCCACTAGTCAATAACAGTTTTACAGACTCTTGAAAAGAAGATTTAGCTATTAACAATAGATTTTGCCCTAATGATTTAAACTCTGATTCTCTAGCTTCTCTTTTTCGTTCGGTTTCACCCATATTTTTAAGTACTTCAAATCTTTCTTGTAATATTAAAAAATTAGCTCTTTGAAATTTTAGTTGTTCTTTTTGACTTGTAGCAATCTGCCTACTCGCCACATCAATTGCACCAGTATTTCCCATCTCGTCTATAAAAGTGCTAACACCTGAGAACTGTTTATTTAACGAAAGAAATAATTTTTCTTGTGCTATGAACAGTTCAGTTGTGTTTTTTAATCTTTCTTCAATATATTCTAAGCCGTTACCTATAGCAATTACATATTGTGCTGCCTGTTCTGCCTGTTCTTCAGTAAATATTCCAACCTGTCCACTTTGAAGTAACTGATTGTTCTCCGCTTGTGCCTCCTTAATTATAGTCTGTGCCTGTTTTATACGATCAGTAATTATGCCTAAGAGCTCACCAGCGTTTTCTTGGCTGATAGTGTCAGTAGCCAATCCAGTAAATATTTCTTGTACCTTATTAAAAGAATCTGATGAAGCGTCTGCAGCTTGTATAAAAGCTTTACTACCTTTAGTATATTTATCTTGGCCATCTCTAACTAGCTGAAGACCTTGTAGTTGCCTTGCATATATAGCGCCGTCCACCTCAAACTGATTACTTAAATCAGAAAAAGGACTTGTTAACTGTGAGGCTGTCGTACTTGAGTCTACTTTTCTAAACAGCTCTTGTGCTATAAACTCACCATCATCTATATTAAACTGACCTTTAATAAATGCTTTAGATAATGCAGTGGTTAAACCTTCTACTTCTTCTTTTGCTTTTCCTATAAATTTAGAAAAGTTTGTAAAATCTACACTTAACGCTTGAATACCTGCAAGATCAGCTATTTGAGCGTTTAAACCAACAAGTTTATCTTTAAGTGCATCTACCTCATCCTTAGCATCATTAAGACCTCCTTGAGTAAAAAAACCAAAATTAACTGGATTATTCATAGTACTGAACACGCCTTTTGCAATTTGTGAATTTAAAAAGGATATAGTTCGAGACGCCTCTAAAGCATCTTCTTGTAAATCGTCTAAAGCAGATTCTACATTGCCAGCAGTTCTTTGACTAGGATCTAATCCAGCTTCATCTAATATTCTACCCATTTCTGCATATTTACTGCCTTGAAGATCTATTAAACCATTTATTTCTTCTAGTCCAGCTTTTTGCTGTCTTGATTCTGCAGTAATGTCTCTGTAAAAATCTAATACCTTTTGATATAAATCTATATCAAAGAAAAATTTAAAAGCTGCTTGTAAAGCAACAGCTGCTATAATTAAATAGTTTATAGCAGCTAACGCAAGGTTAACAAATCCAGCAAGAAAACCGGCAGCAGTAGCGGCACCTCTTAATCCTAGAGTTAGAATATTTGCTCCTTTACCTGCTAAAGCAATTTGATCTTTAACTATTCTAAGGCTCATACCTAAAGCTTTGCTTCTTGCTGCAGATTGTGTTAATTTTCTATTTAGACTAGTTGCATCTGCATTTGCTTGCTTCATAAGCAATTTTATATCTTTTCTTTCTTTCTTTTCAGCTTGTAATGCTTTTACAATTTTGGGTTGAGCCTGTTGAGCCTGACCTAAACTTAAGGGACCAGCAGCTATATCTTTTTTAAACTGAGAACCAAAAGCCCTATTACTACCAGTTAATGCTCCTGCTCCTACAAAAGCTTTGGAAGCTGCTGCAGTTCTTGCAGCCATGGCTGTGGCACTAGTACTAACAGCAGCCATTGAAGCTGCTACCCCATTTAAACTTGCTGTAAGAGTTGTCAAACCTCCTGTAACAAAAACAGTTACAGCGGTTGTTAGTTTTCCAAATACTAAAGCTCCTATAGATCCTACTAAAATTAATTGGTTACCTAAACTATCATTTAAAAAATCTGCTAAAGGAGCTAAAGAATCAGCTATTAATCCTCCAGCAACAACGGCTATATTAGTAAAAGTAGCAACTAACTGTTCAAAAGATTTTTGAGTGGAGTCTCCCGCTAAAGTAATATCTTTAAAAGCTTGAGTACCGTCTTTCAAAACTCCGTTTGCAAAAGCTTGTCTTTTTTCATAGTTTGTTAATTGAGAAGCAGATTTACCTATAGCAATAGCATAATCATTTACAGCAGGCTCTATACGAGTAAAAATACCTAATTCATCTAAAAGTTCTGGTTCAAGTTTAATAACACCTCTAGTTATACGTTGAAAAGAATCATTTAAGTCTCTACCTAATGTTTTAGAAGCTTTTGTAGCTACTTCTGCTAATCCTCTCAACTGTTCTCTTCCGAAGCCGGCTGAAAGTGCAATGTTAGCTGATCGAGCAGCTTCTACTATAGAAAGCTGCCCATCAGTCACTGTTTGAAGATCTTTTATAATAGCTTGAGCACTTGTGCCAAGCGCGGAAGCAAGTTGTTCAGTACCTCTAATAGTTGTTTGAAATTTTGCGGCAGCATTTAGTGCTTCAAAAGCTGCACTGATAGCAAATACGTTTGCAGCAGCAGCTGCATATACACCAACTAATCCACCTAGTCCTTGAGCCTGGGATGAAAAAGAACGTCCAGCAGAGGCAGAACCTTGGCCAAGTCGAGTCTGAGCCTTACCAATAGACTCAGTCTCTTCTCTAACTTTTTTAGCACCTCTACTTGTAAACTGTGTATCAATAGTATTTTTAATAGTTGCCAACGATTACCCCTTTTTTAGACTTCTGCTTTGTTGCTTAGATTGCTGTGAATAGTATTTTCCTAACAGCGACTCAGCTTCTTTTAATAATTCAAATACCGAACGTCTATCATCAATTTCATAAATATCCATAATAGCACTTAGACCACTATAGTCTTTTCCCATCCATGTACCATTCATACCTTCGAATATATCAGGAAGAGCATTTAAAACTGTTAGAGCTTGTTGACACTCTAAAGATAGGTTGGAGCCATCTTGAGGTAGATCTTCCTCTTGTGGTTCCCAACCCATCTGTTCACACATCAATATATATTGATCTGCTGTTAAACCACCACCCCCAAAAGAACTTTGGAGGTAGTCAGTTAGTTTTTTAAGTTTGTTTCTTTCTTCTTAACTGAAAATTGTTCAAAGTCATTCATGGTATCTGTAATAAACTGATCAAAAATTGTAGAATTTTTCAAAAGTTCAATTGCATCTTCCATAGAATACTCTACTTCTTCTGCGGCGTCCATTGT